GAAATGGTGTATGCCTACGCTGCGTTTTGCAGATTTAAACAAAGATATGATCGAAGAACAATTTGGGATCAATTAGAAAAGAAGCGTAACCCTGAAGAGCCTAAGCAGGAGGTTCCGCTAAGATCAGGGAGACAAAAAGCAGCTAAAAAGCGTAGTTTTGTCGCTAATTGGTGATTAAACATGACTATTCCTTCTAAAGTTCGTGCTGGAGACATACTTCAGTGGCGAGATTCGGAGACACAAGATGTATTTGGTAATGCAATCACCAGTACAGAGTGGAGTGTTACTTATTATTTGAGGACAAATACTGCTTCAGAAGCACACATTACTTCTAGTAGTGTGTATCTTTCTGGGTGGCAATTCACAGTTGCATCGGCTGTAACGGCTAATTTTGACGCTGGAGATTGGTATTTCCAAGCAGTTGCAGATAAATCTGGAGCAGAAAAGCAAACAATATTAAGTGGTCAATTTGAAGTTTTACCTTCTCTTGTATATAGCGGTAGTGCTGCTGCTTATGACGGTAGAAGTCAAATTAGAAAAGATTTAGATCAAGTTCAAACTGCAATCAGAACAGTAGCTAGTGGTGGTGGAGTAAAAGAATATAAAATTGGAAGTAGAAGTGCTAAAAAATATGATTTAGCAGAATTATTTCAGCTAGAAGCCAAATTAAAGGCTGAATTAGCTAGAGAGGAAACTAAAGAAAAAATAGCCAATGGTCTTGGCAATCCTCGTAATTTGTTTGTTCGCTTTAACTGAGAAAACCAATGGGAATTGTAAATGCTTGGAAAGGTCTTTGGTCTTCAGGAGATGGGTTCGCTCAATCTGCTGTTTCAGACATAGTTAGGCCAAGGCGACAAATCAGAGCGTATGCAGGTGCAACTTCAGATCGCTTGACGGCTAATTGGATGAGCAGCCAGTTAAGTGCTGATGCAGAAATTAGAGGAAGCCTGAGAAAGCTGAGAGATAGAAGTAGGGAGATGGTTAGGAATAATCCCTATGCCAAGCAAGCAAAAAGAACAACACAGATAAATGTTGTTGGAACTGGAATGAAGTTTCAGTCTTTAGTGACGCAAGTAAGAGGTAACAAAAGAGATCAAAAAACTAATAAAGCAATTGAAGAAGCATGGGCTGATTGGTGTAGGCCAGAGAATTGTGATACAGCAGGTCGTCACAGCTTCCACCAGTTTGAATGGTTAGCAACTGGAGCATTACCTGAATCTGGTGAGGCAATATTTAGGATTGTTCGCAAGCCATTTGGAAGTGGTGGTGTTCCTTTAGCTCTTCAGTTAATTGAGAGTGATTTGTTAGATGAGGAATATAACGGCAAGGTAACTGCAAAAAATAATGAGTGGAGAAATGGTGTCGAAGTTGATGAGTGGGGAAGACCTACAAGGTATGCGATTTTAACTAGACATCCAGGCGATGCTTATTACTTAAATGCGCCAAATGCAGGTAAAGATCATATTTTCTTGCCAGCAAAAGATGTAATTCATTTGTTTATGCCTGAAAGGCCAGGCCAAAACAGAGGTGTGCCTTGGTTCCATAGCGTGATGGCTGATGCTCACCAATTACAAGGCTATGAAGAAGCCGCAGTTATTAGGGCCAGGGCAGCCGCCTCCATAATGGGGTTTGTGCAAAATAATGAGGGAGAATTAATTGGCGATGATGTAGAAACTGGACAACGAGTACAAGATTTTCAACCAGGTCAATGGAATTATCTAATGCCTGGTGAATCAGTTCATGTTCCAGATATTGATTATCCAAGTCAGCAATATGAAATGTTCGTCAAGAATAAAATTCGTAGATTTGCGACAGGTTTTGGGTGTTCATTTGAAACGATCAGTAAGGATTTTAGTGAGACTAATTATTCCAGTTCAAGATTGTCGTTGCTGGAAGATAGGGAACATTGGAGATTCGTTCAGCGTTATTTAATTGATAATTTCCACTATCGAGTTTTTAAAGAGTGGCTTTCATTAGCTGTGTTAAGTGGTCAGCTTGATTTTGCTGATTATTCTTCAAGGCCAATGAGATATTGCAAGCCTAGATGGACACCACCTGCACAACACTATGTAGATCCCTTAAAGGAAGTGAGGGCTTATAGGGAAGCAGAGCAAGCTGGTTACATGACTAAATCTCAAGTCATAGCAGCAACAAGTGGTGGAGATTATGACGATATAGCTGCTGAATTATCTAGAGAACAACAAGTGGCAAATAGTTTAGATATAACTCTTGATAAGGATTTAAAATTTGAGCCAATACAACAACAACTTGAACTTGATGTCGGTCAAGTTGAAGAAAAAAGCAAACCTACTACTCGTAAAAGGAGGAAGAAGTAATGGCAAATGTTAATGGTACTGAAATTAATTTAACTCCTACTTCTGGGATGAAAACAGAAGCTAAGAGATATAAGGAATGGAAAAAAGATGGAGAAGCTGGTGGAACTGATGATGCTGCAAGAAGAGCAACACAAATATTGAGTGGAAGCGAAATGTCTGCTGATGTTGTTATTACAATGAACGCATGGTTTGCTCGACATGAGTCAGACAAATCAGGAAAAGGCTTCCGTCCTAGTGAAGAAGGTTATCCTTCTAAGGGTCGAGTAGCATGGGCCGCATGGGGTGGCGATGCTGGTCAAACATGGGCCAGATCAAAATCTAATTCAATCAAAAAAGCTAGGGAGCGAACTATGTCTACTGAAAACGAAAGAGCAGAACCCGATGCGTTAAGCGTTGGAGATTATGTTTCTTGGAACTCTAGTGGTGGTACAGCTAGAGGTTTAATCGAACGTATTGTCAGAGATGGCAGTATTGACGTTCCTGATTCGTCACTAACAATTACAGGGACTCCAGATGATCCAGCAGCCTTGATTTGTATTTATAGACCAGTCTCAGGAGGAGATGGTTATATGAAAACAGATCGTAGAGTTGGACATAAATTCAGCACACTTACAAAGATTGCAGCACTACCAATTGCTGATGAAAAAATGTATGGATCAGATGAAGATGAAAGAGTAGGTAAGCATGATAATGAAAAGAAGAGTATTGATCCTACAGAGAAGTATCAAAGAACAGAAATAACTGACTTTAGAAGTGTTGGAAAAGGTCGAACTTTTGAGTTTCCTTTCAGTTCTGAAT